CAACCGATGGTTGCTACTGTCGGCACGATTGAAGTCACAACCCCCATTGTTCAGAATGGCAAGTCTTACATCGACTATCACAAGGAGAAGTACATGACATACCATGGTGAACTTGAAGGGTTCAGAGCACGCCCCAAACACCACGTTTACGACACAGAACTCGCTGAGCAAGTGTATGGAAGAACGGTTGGTGGAAGTGTGATTGAACGCAGACTGACTGGACCAGTAATGGACAACTGGCGACCACAGCAAGTTTCTTTGTCAGAGTTTGTCACACCTGTGTGCAACATGAGTGAACCAATTGTCGAAGCGTGTTTCACTGCCTTCTTTGAACATGTTTTGAAGGAGCTGCCACGTTCTGAACTCGAATTGCTTCACCCTTACCCCATTGAAGTGGCGATCAATGGAGCGCCAGGAATTACCTTTGTTGATGGGATCAAAAAGTCAACAAGCATGGGTTATCCGTGGCGCAAACCAAAGCGAAACTTCGTCATTCCTCTTGAAGATGATCGGTTTCAAGATGGTGTTACTTTCACTCCGGAAATTGACGCCAGAATCCAAGACCGTCTTGAGAGACTCAAGCAAGGTATTCGAATGCACCCAGTGTTCAGTGCCTCGCTCAAAGATGAACCAGTTTCGTTCAAAAAGGTGCGTTTGTGCAAGACACGAGTGTTTTTCTGTTGTCCAGCAGATTTCCTCATTGTCGTGCGCATGTGCTTCATGTCATTTTGTCGTGTGGCACAACGCAATCCTTTTGTCTTCGGGGTCGCAATCGGCATGAATCCACATTCAGTCGATTGGGATAAGATCTACCGACATCTGTCCAAGAACCCAGTCAAGAACACAGTGGCAGGCGACCACGTGTTCTATGACAAGAAGATGCAACTCCTCTTCCTTCGGTACGCAATGTTGTTTGTGATCAAGTTGTATGAGGAAGCAGGACAAGTGACAAAAGAAGAACTCGTCGTCTACTACACAATTGTTGACGACATGGTGAATCCAACTGTTGATTACTTTGGTATGCTCGTGACGTTCATGGGAGGTGAAGTCTCGGGTCACCAGATGACCACAATTCTCAACTGTTTGTTGGACAAAGGATACATCATGTATGCGTATATGGTGCTTTTCAAGTTCATTCACGATTTTTTCGAGCATGTGCGAATCATCACACTTGGCGACGATCATGTCTTCACTGTGTCTGAACAACGCAAAGCTCTGTCACACACCGCAGTGCAGTCTGTTCTCAAAGATTTGGGCCTGGACTACACGATGGCTGAGAAAGATGCGGAATCTGTTCCGTTCATCGAATTGAAGGACGCGCCGTTCCTCAAACGCAAATTCGTTTACTCTTCTGAACTCGGATGCGTTGTGGGACCAATTGAGCGCAACACAATCTTCAAGATGCTGACAATCAACGTCATCTCAAAATCAGCCACAAAGGAGGAACAGCTAGCGCAGTCAATCTGTGCCGCAATTGCTGAATCATTCTTCCATGGAAAAGAGTTTTTCGATGAGTTCACCAGCTTTGTCGACAGCCTCAAAAAGAGTCCTCGCTTGGAAGCGCAAATGAAGAAGTATCCCGCTCTCACGTGGGAACAGTACGTCTCTCGCTTCCACGAAGCCTCAAACAGCAAATTGGCCATTCGGGCTGGTCAAGGCGAAGAGCCAAACCAAAAGTCCGCACTTGTGAGCAGTGACTGCTTTGACGAACCTCCCACCCTGCAATCGTTGAAGAGAATGGGCCCACAAGTGACAAATCCTGCTAGAGCGATCCTCGAAATCCATGTTTATGGAAGGTTGGAGCTGGAACCAAAAGACGGTGGTACGGTCGTGCAGTCTGAGTTAACTGTGCTTCCCGACAAGAAACAACTTGCTACCCAAAATCTCACTGGCAACTATGCCGAATCAGCTGTGCCTGACACAGCAATGGAGTCAACAGACACCATCCAAGAAACGACCATGTTCGTGAACGAACCAGCAGCTGACGCGCTGGACCTGTCGACGACGTTCGATAAGGTTGCTTCGACTCAACGAATTATGGCCAGCCTGGGCGATTTCTTGAAGCGTCCAGTCCTCATTCACCAGTATCGCTGGACAGAGAATGGGGCCGCAGGCCTGAAGAGCACGTTTTATCCATTTCAAGCGTACTTCAACACAGCCGCAATCAAGAACAAAGTACAAGGTTTCAGTCTGTTGCAACCAAAGTTGCGACTCAAGTTCCTAATCAATGGAAGTCCGTTTTATTACGGGAAGATTGGTGCCTTTTACAGACCGTATTCAACTTTGGTCGAAAATCCAGTTCCAACGTCAGTGGGTGTCGCTTTGCAGCAAATCAATGTGTCGCAGCGTCCCCACGTGTGGCTGGATAACCAAACAACCTCGAACGAAGAGTTGGTCCTGCCCTTCTTGTGGCCATATCCTTTTGTGGACACACGGGCAAACACCAACCTCCAAGACCTTGGTTGCATCGAGTTGTGGCAGTATGCAACCTTGCGTTCTGCTAATGGCGTCACCACATCAGGCATTGACATCACCGTGTATGCTTACTGTGACGACTTCGAACTTGGTGGACCAACTTCTCAACCTGTGCTCCAATCGTCCAAAGAGTACAAAGGTAACGGTCAAATCAGCGGTCCTGCCAGCACTGTTGCAAGTGTTGCTTCAAAGCTCAAGAACGTGCCAGTCATTGGTGCGTATGCTACAGCAACAGAAACAGCTGCCAATATGGTTGGATCAGTGGCTAATTTCTTCGGCTTCACAAATGTCCCAGTGGTTGAAGATGTGAAACCTCTCAAGCCGATTCCTTTTCAGCTTGCGAGTTCTAGCATCAGCGAACCAGTGATGAAACTGAGCCTGCAACCAAAGCAAGAAATTGCAATCGGTTCTGAGCAGGACGGTGGATCAAATGAGGACGAATTGTGCATCCAAAAGTTGGTCGAAAGAGAGTCTTTTCTTTGTGGAACACTTTGGACAACAACAGCAGCAACAAATGACACGCTCTTCGTGGCTGCAGTTACTCCATCATTCTACGATTACGAGACTGCAACAAAGGCAGTTGCTCACACTCCACTTTCGTACTGGGCATGCATGTTTGACTATTGGCGAGGACCAATCATCTTTCGCTTCAAAGTCGTGCGTTCACAGTACCATCGTGGGCGTCTCAACATCAATTGGGACCAAAGAGCAACATCCATTGGAGCGATCCCCAACTGTGGTGATGCCAGCACAATGAATGTGGTACTCGATCTCGATGAATCTGACGAAGTCGAAGTCGAAATTCCGTACATTCAGGCAAAGCCATTCTTGGAAGTGCTGACCTCCAACTGGAAGATGCCAACTACCCGAACTTGGGAGAATAGTTCGGGCACGCCAACACTCACAGGCGGTGAATACAACGGGTTTATTTCCGTCAAAGTTATGAACCGTCTGACAGCTCCTGAAGCCACCTCTGATGTGGACGTGCTGGTGTTTGTGCGTGCAGGAAAGGGGTTCCAACTTGCGGCTCCATCGGAGATTGATTCAAACTGGACACACTCCGTCAAGGACAATTCAATTCTTCAGTCTGACAAGGTTTACACCCTTGGCAACCAAGGAGATGACTTGGATGTGTACAAAGAAGTGTTTGGTGAAAACATCACATCCATGCGCGAGTTGTTGCACCGATCAGCCTTGAGCTACAATTGGATTCCGTATGCTGCTTCGACAGTTGGGATGTTCAATTTGATCGTGCCTATCCGCCGGTACCCCCGACCTCCAGGAATGTACGACAATGCGTGGGATTACGCAGACTCGGCCACACCAGGGACACCAAACCCCAACAATTTCAGTCGCATGACCCATCTCAATTGGGTGCTTCCAGTCTTTGTTGGGTACAAAGGATCAGTGAACATGACCGTGAATGTTGTCAACAACTTCAATGGTTGGTCACTTGATCGAATCGAGGTTTGTCGCAGAAACATCAATCAGAGCATCACAGCCGCCACTCGTCGTCC